GTCGTGCCCACAGCTGCTTGTTGATTCCCGTCACCTACTTGCAGGTCCGCTATCGAAGCGAATCTTTGTCCTGCTGATACCACGACTCCCATAAGTTGTAATAAGGTTTGAGAAGGCTCTTTAAAAGGAAGAGTCATAAAAGCGTCTCTTATGTTTCCTCCAGGAGCGTCTACGTCTCTGAATTCACCGGGTTGTATTGATTGTGCATCGTCTCTAATTCTGATACCTCTTTGTTTAAATCCAGCAGGTAAGTTTGATAAAGTACCTGCATCTAATAATTGTCTTAATGCAGACGTTGCAGTTCTAGATAATCCACCAATCATGTGAATTAAACCAAAACCGTAAAAACCTAAACCTGGTAAAAATTTGAAATGTACAAAGTATTGTATTTTAGATTTCTTTGGATCGTTTTGTTCATAGTTTCTTCTAATAGATAAAACTTCTCTAGAATTTTCTTCTAAAGTTACAATGTAAGGTAGTTTAATTCCTGTTGGTTCACCATCTGGTCCAACATCTTCAAAACCTTCTAAGTCTAAATTAACATGACATTCTAACAAAGTAAAAATATCATCATCTCTTCCAGTTTTGACTGTGCCTTCTAATTCTAATTCTTTTTTCTCAACGTCAGTTAAATTATCATGACCCGCTTTTAATTCTACATCTCTATAGAAACCTGCCACTTGTTGTTTTCTTAATTCGTTTTCAGAAATTTTAATTCGATGAATAATTGCTTCCGCATCATCTAATGAGGTAGCTGTGTACGGAACAATTAAATCATCTGCTGGAACAAACTTAGATACTGCTCGTTCCAATAAATCATCATAATAAACTTTTTTAAATGCTGAACCTGCTAAAGGTAAATAGAATAACATTTGATCAAACTCTGGTTCGTATTCTTTCATCTGATCCATCAACTGATAGTTCATGAAATCCTTTACACGATTTGACTGTTGAGTTTTTTCTGGAGTTTGAACTCCAATTATTTGTGTTCTGACTGGTCCATTAGCTGGGAGTAACTCTTTATATGCCAACGCCTGAAACTGAGTAACAGCTTCAGCAAGCACCGGATGAGTGGCACCCGAAGCACCGGCGAACGGTTCCGTCCTGTTTTCATATTTAAATCCTAATAGTTCTAATCCTTGAGTATATGATTTTTCCCAATCTTTTCTAGAACTTTTATAGTCTTGATAATTTTGATGTAGTGTTGAAGATAAATAACCTAACTCTCTTTCGTCTACAAAATCAGCTAAGTTAGCATTAAAATCTGTTGCTTGTGATTGTTTTAAAGCTTGTGGATCAAAATCAATATCAACTGATCCATCTTCCATTTCAGTAATTTGAGTTTCACCAGGTTCTACCTTTTCAATTTCCTCAACCATTTCAACTGCGATATCGTCAGTTGTTTCTTCAGGTTGAACTTTTATATTTGGTAGCGCCTTGTCTATCTCTGCCATTATTTTTTTCTCCAGATTGTTTGACTGTTTTAACAGTATTATATTGAATATTCAAGCCCTGTGAACTAGGACCTTTTTTTGGTGGTGGACCGCTCTTTTTTCCTTTTGAATACATTACTTAATTCCTAATTTCTTTTTAAAACCTGGAGATAATCTATTTACATCATAGCCCATATCTTTCAGTTCTTTTATAGAAACATTTTCAAAACCAATAGTATCTTCTATCAAATCATCAATGTCTTCTATCCCTTCATCAATGTCTTTCATCTTACCATCAAAATCAGATCTAACTGTATACTCATCATATTCATCAGGGACATTTCCTGTTTTTTCATCTATCCTACCCTTAGTCAAAGTTAATTCTTGTTCTTTGTATCCAGGAAAATCAGGGTCTCCTTTTATAACTTTAAGTCTTACGTCACCTGTATTTAAATCTTCGTATAATTCATAATCTGCATCTGAAGTTCTATAGTTATATACTTGTTCTCTCTCCTGAGTAGCAAATCTTTTTGTTACATCATCTCCAAATTGTTTAACTTTTTCTACCATTTTAAAAAAATAAGGTGGTATACTTTTTACTGTTTCTACTGCAGCTGGAGCTGCTTTAGTTAAAGGTTTAGCTAAATTAAAATACTTACCAATTACAGGCACTGCTGCAAGTGCACCCATAATTTTCATAAACTTTCTTTTACTTGGATCATCTGGTGGACCACCTTCTGCTAAAAAATCCCTAGAAATTTCTTGTGGTTGAAATCGTTTACCTAACATTAAATCTTTTAAACCTTCAAAACTACTAGCTCTTCCTTCAGCTCTTTCAGCTTCCTCTTGTTCCCTTTCAAGTTCAACTCTACTTAAACCTTCTTCATATTCTTTTAATGCTTCTTCTAAAGACATTTTAGATTTTACTTTTGGAGTTTGAAAATCAGAATCTAAACCAGAAAAGTCTTGTGCAATTTGTTCATCCATCTCAGCTTGTTTAACTACTGATCTTGCTTCTCTTTCTTCAGGAGATAATGCAAAGATGTCTTTCATACCACCAACTGCATCAGTACCAATTAAATTTCTCTCTAAAGTTTCCATAACCGTTTTACCAGATTTAAAATCATTATACATTCCTGAAATAATTAAAGGAGTTGCAACAATACCTAAACCTTTTAATGCTGCAGTGAAATATCTTTTTGATTTAATATCGTCTGGAAGTTTTTTTAAACTATCTTTAATTTCTTCTAATCCTGGAATTAAAACTCCTTTTAGTTTATTAAACCTATCAAACATTTCTCTTGTCATAGCGGATTTAGGTCTTTTAACATCGCTTGCTTTTTGTAAAACATTTTCTTTAATATTCATTCTGGCCATTAAATCTTCAACTGTTCCTTTTTTTGTTCCTTTTGTAGTTGCACCTGGAGTAGTCATAATTTCATCTGTGCTTTTAAAACCTAAATCTAAAATTTTTCCTTCTAAATTATAAGGATCAACAATAATTGGTTTTAAAACATTTGCAGCTTCGCTTCCTTGTTTACCTCCTGTTGCCACTACTTTCATAATTTTAGTATTTAATTCATCAAGTTCTTTTCTTAATGCAAAAGTATTGTTCTTTTTTAATTTGTTACGTATTTTTATTTGTTCTTTGTATAAAGGTTCTAATTCTTCATTTAATATTTCAGCTACTGATTGATTTACATCTCTAGCTTGAATAGCCAATGCATCAACAGGGTAATCTATTCCTAACTTTTTAGCTTGAAAAATATTTGCAGTATGTGCCATTTCATAATCTTTACCAAAACCTGTAGTCGTTTTTTCTTTTTTAACTCTTTCTTCAAATTGAGATGCCTCTTTACCTATAACTTGTTTTCTTTTTTTGCTAGCTTTATCTTTAGCACCACCCATAGCTTCTGGTCCTCTTTTACTTTCAGTGAAATTAAAACCTTCGTCTATTAATTCTTGTTTGCCTCTAGTCATCCATTTAGGAGTTCCAGCTTTTGCACCTCGTTCTATACCAAACTCTTCCATAACAATTTTTTTAGCTTCATTAGGAGTTTTATTTTGTTTAACTAATTGTTTGAATCTTTCTACTTTATCTGTAACTCTTTTTGCTCCAGCTTGATTTATTTTTTCTAACGCAGATAATGAATTTGGATTTGGTGTTCCATTTTTAAATTCGTCTCTAGCTCCTAGCTGCGCGTCGCTAGCATCGGGCATCGTTTCATCGTAGATTACAAATTTGCCGTCCAGGTATTTTTTCGGACGCATGGCCTGTTTGTATTTGCCTATGTCCATTTAAAACCCCGATAAATAACTTAAGCCGCCTCCAGCTTGTTTAGTTCTGTCTGTCATTTGTTTCATGATGTCTAAAACTTCGTCAGAAGATTTACCTTTTTTCATCAATTCAAAAGCTTGTTCTATTGTAGCTAACACTTCTGCTTGTCTTTGTGGATCAGGGTCACTTGCAATTTTTCTTGCAAGCTCTGAATTTAAACCAGGATATTTTTCTACAAGCTCTAAAGTTTTAGCAGTAATGTTTGCACCCATTGCTTCTAAAGTTTCTACTTCAGACATTGTTTTAGGATTTGCAATTGTTTTATATGCTTCATCATAAGCATTTAAAATGTCATAACCATCAACAGCGTCTCTATCAATACTATATGTTTCTAACATATCATCAACTGCCATATCAGCATCTAGTTTTTTATCACCAGTTGGATTGATATTATCTACCGCTTCTTTGATTGCTTGTTTTAAAGACTTACCTGCTTTTTGTAAAAGTTGAGCTAGTTTTAATCCAGAGCCGTAAGCGTAACCAACACGGCCGCCTGATGCGTAACCGTCAATTAAGCCAAGATATGATATAGAACCATCTGTTCCAACTTTAAATTTATAAGGACCATCTGTAATAATTGATTCTTGATTTGATGGCGCTGCAAGAGCTTGTTTTCTTAAATAATTTTTAGCTTCTTCTAAACTTCTTATTGTAGTAGTTCCAGATGTTTGGTTAACATCATCCATTAGTTGAGTTAAGTTTTGTATATTTGAATTTGTTGTTTGTTGATTAGGATTATAAATATCTGGATACATACCTGCTGCAATAGAGCCATAAGTTTCTGATCCGTATATATCTCCAGATCTAGTATCTCTATATGATCCATCTGATAGTTTTTCAAAATTAGGAATTACGTTTGATTGTTGTTGATTAATTATATTTTCATATTTTGATTTTAAATCATCTGAAATAAGACCCATTCCACCTTTGACATTTCTGTAAACATCACCTGGTATATCACTAAAAGGTTGATCACCTTTTAAAGATTGAACTACATTATAAGCAGTGCTTCCAAGTAAATTACCTATACCACCCATTATTGGATTTCCAGCTGCCATAGTTTGTGTTACATCATAACCACCTAATTCATTATACTGTTCTGGAGTTATTTCTCCACTTGCAACTGCATTTTTTAATAATTGATTTTGATCAAAATGTTTTTGTGTATTTAAAAAACCAAGATTTTGAAAAGGGTTTTGTGATCTTTGCAAAGCGGGATTCACCCCTGTTTGCGCTTGTATCTGATTTCCTTCTGGTCCCATTATTGTATTCGGTGTAACGGTGATTGCACTAGATCCGTAAATAGGATCAGTTGCATCGTATGCAGGTCCACCTATTTGAAAACCAACTCTACCACCCGTAGCTTTATTAGTTCTATACTTTTCCATTTCTTGTCTAATTAAATCATCGGCTTCTTTTAAAGTTAAGCCAAAGTTTTCCATCATCTTTTTTCTTTGTGGTATTACATACTCTTCAAATATAAATAGTTTTGAACTCATTGGTTTCTCCATACCTTCTGGATAACCTAGTTCATCATCTTCTTCCGGTAAGAATCCTGTTCCCATAATTACTTTAGCTATTTCATCTGCAGCCATGTTAGGTGCATTTTCTGGAATTGGGTTAGAGGTTGTTGTATCCATTTGTAAACCTAACGGTAAACTTCCTAATCCACCATCATCAAAACCAACTCTACCGCCTGTTGCAAATCCTTCTGGATCTTCATCTTTAATTAATTTCATTAACTCTTCGTCAGTTCTTCCTTGCACTGGATTTTTTGGTTGTTGTAAATCAAAGAATCCTTCATCCTCTAAAATCTTTTTAAGTTCTTTAAAAGAACCTCCTCGATTATCTATTTCTAATAATTCATCTCCAAGATTAGCAAGATCTCCTAATGCATCTTGACCAAATGTTTTTCTAAATACTTCAATTGGATCAACTCCACCTTGATAACCTTCTATGATTGCTTTTGCTTCTCTTTCATCTGCAATATTAATTTTACCTTCTTTAGCTAATTTTTGTAAAACTTGTCTTGCTGCAGTTCTAACAATTCCCATTTTAGGATCTAAGGGTCCACCTGATCTGTATGGGTTTTGCATTTCTTGCTCAAGTTGTTTAGCTGGATCTTTTAACATTTTATCTAATTCATCTTTTTCTTTTCTTAATCTTTGCGCACCTTGCATCACTCTTCCAATAGGCGAGTCTGGACTAACATCTGCTGGTAGCCCGTCTCTAGCTGCGAGCTGCTCGAGTCCTTCTCCTGTTACAGGTTTCTTAGTGGTAATATCTAATACTTCTGCAGAAGGTGGATTTATTTTATTATCTAATCTTTGTAAGTTTCCAGTGAAAGTTAATACTTCTTGATCATTCATCTTAGGAATGTCAGCAATTAAGTCTTCAGCTTCTTTTAAAACTTTTTGAGCAGCAAGATCAGAGGCTGCTTCGATGTTTAATTCATCTTTGATTAATCTTTTCTTTTCATTTGAAGGAAGTTTAATAACATTAGTTCTAGTGCCTAATGTTTTTGATATAGCATTTTTACCAAAAAGTTTTGCTATTAATTGTAATAATTTTCCCATCAGTAATAAACCTTTTTAGGTTGTGGCAAAGGTTCATCTATAGCGTCTTCCGGATGCTCTATGAATCCTCCCTGCCTAAATCTCATTACAGCTTGTGTCATACTATCGACTAAGTCGTCGTGGTCACCATAAGGAAAAGCTGCACATTCCTCAATGACTTCCTCAGCGAAGGCTTGATTTGTGGGCGCCCATATGCATCCACTCTCGAATAGAGGTGCAACGCTGTTTACCCTTGTATGTTTATCATTTCCTTTACTCGGTGTAAAGTTAATAACTGGGATCCCTAATTTTCTTAATTCATATGTTAAAGGTAGTCCAGAAGCTTTAGATTCAATAATAACAGTCTCTGGATTCCAATATCTATATTGCTCCATTGCAACTCTTCTCAGCTCTGGAAACTCAAATCTATCTTTAACTGAATCCAATAATATTAACTGTGGACCAGAATCTTCGTTTTTATAAAAGACTCCCCATGTCGTTATCGCACTGTAATCGGCTGTTTCTTTTTTCATAAATGCGGTGTCGTAAGATTGTATGATGTGATGTAAATGGGGTGGTTCATCTGCTTCCCATTTCTGCCACCATTCTCTTTTGATTAAAGCTCCTTCTTCTGAAGTAGGGTTCTGCATCCACTGCGCATTCCATTTACCTATTGACAGTGATGCTTTTACTCCAAGTAATTCATCCTTCTTCCAAAACTCTGGCCACACCGGTTCACCGGAAGGCATGATAGCAGGAAATTCTATTACTTCCCATTTATCTGACTTCGGTTCTTTTGATTGTGCTTGTAATAATTTACCGGTTAGATCTTTTGTATTCCATCTAGTCATAACCAAAACAATGGTACCACCAGGTTGTAAACGCTGACGAGGACCAGACGTATACCATTCGTAAGCACGCTCAAGAGCATCTATGTTTAAAGCATCTTGCTCGGAGTGTGGGTCATCAATAATTAGTAGATCGGCACCACGACCAGTAATTGCTGATCCAACACCAGCTGCAAAGTATTCACCACCTTGTTGGGTTTCCCATTTACCAGCTGCCTGACTATCTTCTCTAAGACGAGTATCAAAGATTTGTTTGTATTCTTCCGTGTCCATTAAATTTTTTGCTTTACGTCCGAATCTAACTGCGAGTTCTGTTGTGTGAGTGGATTGAATTATTTTTAGTTTCGGGTTACGACCGATCATCCAAGCGGGCAGCAAGAAGGAACTGAACTCAGACTTAGTATGTCTAGGTGGCATATTAATTATGACACGTTTTAATTCACCGTTAGCTATACGATTAAACTTATCAGCAATTCTTTTGTGATGTGATCCTTCTACAAACTCAGGCCAGACATGTTTTACAAAAGACATAAAGTCATTTTGTATTTTATATTCTTTTTTCTTTTCAGAGAACTTAACAAAAGTTCTCATAAACTCTTTCCTGACGTCAGGTGGTAATTTCTTTATCTTTTCTAAATCGACTTCCATAATTTTTTTTGCAAAATTTTTTTGGATTAATTTTGGAACCTTATAAGTATTTACAGCCTATAAAAGTATAAATCAAGGCATAAAGCAAAAAGCAGTGGGACCCCTTTTGTGTCTATATATTTTAGTAAAGCAGTAAGTTTGAAATTTTGGAATTGGGTTGGTACCTCTATTGAGGGGGCAGGAAGCCCCCTCGTTGCATGCTACTAGTCTAACAGAACCATGTAGGCTTTGGCATTGTGCTGCCTAAACCAATTAATATCTTTACGCATTATCTTGTAATGCTTTTCTTTTACATCCGGATCAGAATGTAATTCAGCCATCATCTCAGCCATGAATATTCTGTCATGCTTGATAGCCTCAGCAGGTGTAAGCATAATAGACTCGCCAGTAAATCTATTCTTTCTTTCCTCTGTTCTCTCGTCTTGTTTAGTTTGTGTGTTCATATTATTCCTTTCTGTTAATAGGATAATCCTATTCTATTAACTGTCCATTGTCAACCCTTTGAATAGAATATTCTGGACCCCACCTTGACTCATCGTTCTTGACCTTGGCATAACCATGGCTCTCTCGTCTGTGTCTGATGAACTCAATCGGTCGACCATGTTCGATGTTTTCCATATTCAATGATAACCAATCAAACTTGCATGCTTGACTACAGAAATAAACATCAGAACCATTTGGAGTATATCCCCATGAGTTAGGTGTTCTATCTCTATCAGCATATGCATATCTTCCACGAATTACTCCACGCGATTTTAAAAATCTATCTTGTGTAACATGTGTATGACAATATGGTCCTTGGCAAAAATGTTTATTACTCATGCTACTACCACCATTCCCATTATTAAACCAAAGAAACCAACGCAACAATAAAATTCAAAGCTTGTCATTAGTACCTCACTTCCCATTTACCTTTTGCAGTTCTATAACCTTTTGCGTCTAGGTCAAAATAAGTTATAAGTGCATGACCAATCTTACTTGTCCAATATCTACACTTGTCGTCCCACTTGCCAAACCTTGTTACAGTTTCGCCTGTTGATTTTTTGTAAGTTATTCTAAATGTTTTATCTTTTATCATATTATACCTTTCTGTTATATAGGGGATAATATAGGAATATTATCCCCTAGTCAATATTTAATTTAGACTTTCTTCGTATTTTTTTCTAGCCAATATCTTCGCCTCTCTTGATTGATGTTTATTTTTTAAACCTTTAATCATACTTGCAAGGTTGCTTGGATTATAAATAGTTAAGCCTGTTGAGTTAGTTCGGATTAATTCTGCCTCATCAACTTGAATACCAAGTTCGGTTGCAAGTTCAATACCCTCACTTAAATATCTGTATGCTTTCAATCCAATTTTTAATTGGTCGCATTGTTTGGTAATACTATCAATCCATGTTTTATGTTTAGATACTAGATTACCTTTTGCAATTCGCCATGCCTCAAATTGTT